TGCAAAAGAGATTTATGTAACAAATGGCGTTGTACGTTGGAAATCAAGTAAACGAGTTCCATTTAATGATATGTTAGAACAACTTTATAAAAACGGCAATATTCTTAAAAAAGAAGTTGCTAAAAGTAATTTAGTTCGTGAAAAAGAACAATCTACATTTTTAGAATCTTATTGTAAAAATTACAAAGGTCCCAGTGATGAAGAGCGTTTTGAAGCTCGTGCCGCTTTTGGCTCTGGGGTTGAGTTGGTTAACGTAATTACTGGTGATAAATGGACTACTTAATTAATGTAAAAGTGTTGTAAAAATACAACACTTTTTATTGACAACAAATCCATTTTCGTGTAAAATATACACATACACTAGAGAAAAGGAAGTAAATATGTTACGAAACTACCCAGCGTATTTCCCAGTAGAAGAAAAACAGTATACTGTAGAAGTTTATAAACGCGATGGTCGTCGCAAGTCAGGCGAAAGTCTGGTTAAAAAGTATGATCTGTCTGTTGAGGCACCACTGAAATCGGCTCAGGCTCATGTAGATGCAATTCAAATCGGTACTTATCCCGTTAGTAAAGGTTATCGTGTTGAATTACACGAAACTTATGTCACTCGTAAAAATATTCTGAGTGGCGAAGAATTTCAAGAACGCTATGATACGCCTTCTTTTTGTTCACCCAGTTCTGAATCATATTGGAGTATGTAATATGGCACGACAAAAATCAGTTATGTATCCCGCGGATTTGATGTTTGCCGCATCAGCCGCCGCTGATCGTGTCAATCAGGGTGAATACGTTAAAGTTGATTTAAATCAGTATGAAATTGCTGATGCCGATAATATTCCTGTTCAACAACATAAACTGCCAAATAAACAATTGATGATTGGGTTTTTGGCAGAACCACATAAAATCACTGATTCTGATCGTGAGCTTGGTAAAGATATTCGTACTCATTTCAAGGCACTTACTTTTGAAATTCTCAAAGGTAAAATTCTTAATGATTTTCAAATGAAGTCAATGAATTTGGCCAGCGGAGAAGAAATTTCAGAACGTGAAATGGCAACAATAGCATGTATGCCATTGACCTTTTCAAAGTCACAAAAACGTCGCGATGTAGATAGTCGTTTACGTGAATGTTTAAATGAATATGTGGGCGATATTGGTACTAAAGTTACACTTAGTGTAGAGATTGTCAAAGCCTCATATTCTCAGAATTATGGCTGTTATTTTATCTCTGGAATTACTAAAGAGAATCTTAGTGTATTTTTCGCCACAAGTAATTGGGGGCCACTTTTGGCTGTTGGAAATACAGTTAAATTAACTGGGAAAGTCAAGTCCCATCGTGATGGATTTGTGTCGCAATTAAACTACACTAAATTCCAATAAATTTGACAATAAATCAAGTTTGCGTTATACTGATATCTGTTCAATGATTCTAAGGGATTAATAAATGGCTACTTCAATTCGTGTTACCAGCGGTACTTATAAAGACTTCAAATTTGAAAACACTGTTTTCACTTTGGCACGCCCGCTTACGTCAAATAAAGATGGGCGTATTCAAGTGAAAAATTCAGGTCAACTTCCAACTAAATCAAAGTTGTGTTATATTGATGTACCCAATCCAAGCGCCATTGAAGTGTTGGAAACTGGGCGCAAATCTGTATCAACACAAGTGTCAAGTTTTATTCCCGCCGTACAAGAACCAGAAGTTCCAGCGGAATCTGATGAAGATGCCATGAATCGCATTGCCACTCGCTTTTCTATTCTAGAAAAAATGTCAAATGCCTGTGTTAGTAGTGATATTCGTGCCTTGATCGTATCGGGCCCACCGGGAGTTGGTAAATCATTTGGCGTTGAACAACAATTGTCAAAATACGAATCGTGGGACTTAATTGCTGGAAAAAAACCTCGTTACGAAATTGTCAAGGGCGCCATGTCAGCCTTGGGTTTATATGCCACTCTGTACAAATTTAGTGATCGTAAAAACGTCTTAGTGTTTGACGATTGTGATATTTTCCATGATGAAGATGCGCTTAACATTCTGAAAGCCGCATTGGATAGTGGCAAACGTCGCAAGATTTTCTGGAACACTGACTCACGTAAACTTCGTGAAGAAGGAATTCCACCAAGTTTTGATTTCAATGGTAGTGTCATTTTCATCACTAACTTGAATTTCAGTACAGCTCGTGGTAAAATTGCCGCTCACGTTGAGGCACTCCAATCACGTTGTCACTATCTGGATTTGACCATTAACACTGTACGTGATCGTATGTTACGTATTCGTCAGGTTCATCGTGATGCTGATGGTGGTTTGTTCAATGAATATGATTTTGAATCCAATGAGGGTGATCAAGTTTTGGATTTCATGTGGGAAAATCGTAGTGTTCTTCGTGAAGTATCTTTACGTATGGCACTTAAAATTGCCGATCTGATGAAAGTGGATTCAACTGATTGGAAAAATCTCGCTATGAATACATGTACTACCAATAGCTAGTTTTATCTAGTGTCAAAAAAGCCCCTTAATTGGGGCTTTTGTTTGCCTAATCACTTGACATAGTATAATAAGATAAGTATAATACTTACTATGAGACAGTGTAAATTAATAATTAAAGATGAAGTAAACGTAAAAATTGAAGACTTGGATGTTGTTGATCGTAGAGCGTTGGTCAAAATGTTTGAGTATGAAATTCCTGGCGCACGATATCAACCAAGTGTCCGATTGGGTCGTTGGAATGGGAAAGTATCCTATTTTCAATTGAGTGGATCCACATACATTAATCTATTACCCGATATACTAGAATATCTAGATCAACGAAACTATGATGTTGAACTAATAGATACTAGAGATTATAATACCACATTCTCATTTGATTTAGTAGATGAACATACATTTGATGGTAAATTCTGGCCCAAAGGTCATGAACGTGAAGGTCAACCTGTAATTCTACGTGACTATCAAATTGCAATTGTCAATAACTTTTTGGCCAATCCACAATCATTACAAGAAATTGCCACTGGTGCTGGTAAAACTCTTATGACTGCCGCTCTGTCTTATAGAGTAGAACCATATGGTAGATCAATTGTAATTGTACCAAACAAAGATTTAGTTACACAAACAGAGGCAGATTATATTAATTTAGGTCTAGATGTTGGTGTATATTATGGTGATCGTAAAGAGTTTGGTCGTAAACATACAATATGTACATGGCAAAGTTTAAACAATCTATTGAAGAATACCAAAGACGGTACGGCAAATATAACTATTCAAGAATTTATTGAAGATGTAGTATTGGTTATGGTAGATGAAGTTCATATGGCTAAGGCAGATGCTCTTAAGACATTACTTACTGGTGTATTCTCACAGATACCAATTCGTTGGGGATTAACCGGTACAATTCCCAAAGACAAATATGCTTATGCTGCTTTAATGGTTAGTATTGGTTCAGTAATTAATAAATTATCAGCCTCAGAGTTACAAGAAAAGAATGTATTATCCAAGTGTCATGTTAACATTGTACAACTACAAGATGAATTAGAATTTGGTGATTATCAATCTGAACTTAAACATTTACTTGAAGATAGAAATAGACTTGATGCTCTTAGTTTGATTATAGAAAAGATTATTGAAACTGGTAATACATTGATCTTGGTTGATCGTGTGGCTGCTGGACATGAATTGGCTGCTAGAATACCTAATAGTGTATTTCTGAGTGGTAAAGATAAAACAAAAGTTAGAAAAGTTGAGTATGATGAAGTAGCAACCAGTGATGATAAAGTAATTATTGCCACATATGGTATTGCTGCAGTTGGACTTAACATACCAAGAATTTTTAATTTGGTTATGGTTGAATCTGGAAAAAGTTTCACAAGAGTTATTCAGAGTATTGGACGTGGTATTAGAAAAGCGGAAGATAAAGATTTCGTTCAAATTTGGGATCTAACCAGTAGTTGTAGATTTGCTAAACGTCATTTAACTAAACGAAAAGAGTTTTATCGTGAAGCAAACTATCCATTCACGATAGAGAAATTCAAATATAGATGATTATGACAAATATCCATAATCACTTGACAAATCATCGCCTATATAGTAAAATGTTTACTATTGGAGAAATAAAATTAAGATTTTAACATTAGACAATTGCTCTTACAATCTGGAAAATCTACCAGAAGAAATAGATGATCTTAGATTTGCCATATTAGATAATAGTAATCCACAAAATGTAGATTATCATTATATTCCTCTAATATTTTTAGAAAGTTTTAATAGTCCGGCATTAGTATTACGTATTGGAGATTGTACTATTAAGATGCCGTTAGATTGGCAAATTCTTATTGGTGAAAGTGAGATGGGTGATTTAGAAACTCTACCATTAACCAGTATCAATGATCGTGGATTTAGAGCATTTGAATTTAATCCATTAAGTGGATTTAGACCCAGTTTTCTTGACATTGAAATCTTAGATGTGTATCATGATGTAACATGGTATGCACCTAGATTAAAGAATGGACAATTCTTATGTGTACCAATTGAAGAAGATCAAAAACCACGTTGTATATATTTTGTAAAAGAAATCAGTCGTAATTGTGAAATTGTGGACTACTCACAGGCATTTTAATGGCAACTAAAAAACCAGCAGTTTCAGTAGATGAGAAATTTACCAATCAAGACTTTGATTTATTTAAAGCACTATCTGCTATTGATTCAAAGAATTATAACTGGTATAAAAATCTTACTGAAGATCAGAAAAAGAAATTTGTACCATATATGATGACTCATTGGGTTAGTTCTGTAACAAAAAATGGGCCAGTGGCAGAATATTATTTGGGTAGTACAAACGAATATGTTAATAAATATTTGTTTAACGAACATGTTAAAGATCATCCTGAATTACAATGGTTAATGTTATGTTCTGCTAGTCCAGGAATTGGTAATCAAAAACACGCTTGGATTCCACATATGAAACCAAAAGTGATTGAGTTAAAAGATAAAGCAGTTAAAAAAGATGTTAAAGAATACTTTTCTAAAATATATTCTGGATTAAAGCCTGATGTATTAGAAGAAGTCAGTGTTCAATATACTAACACACAACGTCATTTATTCAAATTGGCAGAAATGTTTCCTAATATGAAACGAGCAG